CCGTCGCCGGTCTCGCGCCAGACGAGATCGCCCTTTCGCATGTCGGCGTCGACCTCTTCGATGAAGCCCTTGGAGATCATCGCGCCAACGACCTTTGCGGCGGCCCCGCCGCGCAGGCTGTCGGGCAGTGGCAGGGCAATGCGGTCCTCGTTCTGGGCCGCGCGCGACAGGATGATCGTCTGGGTGTCGGAAAGCTTGGTCATGGGGTCGTCTCCGTGTTCGGACCGCGACCGTCGCGGTCTCCTACGACCCCAAGCCGCGCAGGGCGCGCGGCCGGAGTTCGGGCGTCTGCCAGAGGTCAGATCAGGCCAAGGTCTCGCAGGAGCGCTGCGGCGTCAGGCAGTCGGTCGGTGGCGACGTCGATTGCGATAGTCATGCTGTCGGCGGTAAGGCGCGCGGGAATATCGGCTTCCTCGCGGAGCGATGCTTCGATCTCGTCGAGAACCGCTTGGATGCGGCTCGTATCCCAAGGTTCGTTGAGGCCCCGAATGGCGATGCGGATGGTGCTGGTTTCCATGGCGTTGGCTCCGCTCACTCCGCGTGCTCACCCTCGCTGAAGGCGCTGTCGGTGATGCGCTTCAGGAGGCTGGTGTAGTGCTTAAGGGTGCCGACATGGCCCCAGTTGATCTCGTCGGGGTGGGCGTTGAAGTGGTCGTCGCTCAGGCTTGCCAAGCGCGCCAGCATCTCGTCGATCTCGGCCTTCTTGCCGATGAAGGCGTTCAATGCTGCTTCCTTGTTCCGCGGAGCCCTTTCGGCGCGCAGTTGGTGGCGGGGCGTTGTCTGGGGATTCAGGTGGGTCATCGCGGCGGCTCCGTTGTGATTTGCATCGTTTTCGTAGGATCACGTTCGCTCTGGTGCGGAGGCTTATCAACTACATAAGCACATGATTTTGAATGATAATCGGAGCGCGCAATGGAGGGTCTGAGCGAGCGCCAATATGCCGCCCGCGTCGGCCTCTCGCGCGGTGCGATCCAGAAGGCCAAGGCGACGGGGCGGCTGGTGCTGCACGGCGATGGCAGCATTGACGCGGTGGCCAGCGATGCTCTGCGCGCCGAGGCGACCGATCCGTCGAAAACCCGTAGAGCTCCACAACCAAAACTGAAGCCCGTCCCGGAGGCGGCGGTCTCCGCCGTGGGAGAAACCCTGCGCGAACAGGGTCTGGCGGCACCGCCGGTCGGTAGCAGCACCACCTTTCTGCAGGCCAAAACGGCCAACGAGGTGCTGAAGGCGCAGGAACGCCGTATCCGGCTGCAGAAACTCAAGGGTGAACTGATCGACCGGGCCCGCGCGCTGTCGCTGGTCTTCCGGCTGGCGCGGCAGGAACGCGACGTCTGGGTAAACTGGCCCGCGCGGGCGGCGGCGTTGATGGCGGCCGATCTGGGTGTGGAGCCCGCCGCGATGCAGAAGGTTCTGGAGAAACATGTCCGTGCCCAGCTCGACGATCTTGCCGAGGTCAAACCCGATCTCTGGTGATGCGGACGATATGATGGACTTCGACGGCGCGGCAGAAATCCTGCGCGCCTGGGGCGCGGGCCTCACGCCCGATCCGGACCTAACCGTGTCGGAATGGGCGGACAGGCACCGGATGCTTTCGGGTCGCGCATCGGCCGAACCCGGGCGGTATCGAACGGCGCGCACGCCCTACATGCGCGAAATCATGGACCGGCTGTCGCCCGGCGATCCAAAGCAGCGGATCGTCTTCATGAAGGCGGCGCAGGTCGGCGCGACCGAGGCAGGCAACAACTGGATCGGGTTTGCGATCCACCGGGCGCCGGGGCCGATGCTGGCGGTCCAGCCGACCGTGGAACTGGCGAAACGCAACTCGCGCCAGCGTATCGATCCGTTGATTGATGAGAGCCCGGAACTGCGCGAACGGGTCAAACCGGCCCGGTCGCGCGATGCGGGCAACACCATGCTGTCGAAGGAATTCGCGGGCGGCATCCTGATCATGACGGGCGCGAACTCGGCGGTCGGGCTGCGCTCGACCCCGGCGCGCTACATCTTTCTGGACGAGGTCGATGCCTATCCCGCTTCGGCTGACGACGAAGGCGATCCGGTCACGCTGGCCGAGGCACGGTCCCTGACCTTCGCCCATCGGCGTAAGGTGTTTCTGGTCTCGACGCCGACGATCCGGGGGCTGAGCCGGATCGAGCGGGAATACGACGCCAGCGACCAGCGCCGGTTCTTCGTGCCATGTCCCCATTGCGGTCAGGAACAATGGCTGAAGTTCGAACGGCTGCGCTGGCAGAAAGGTAAGCCGGAGACGGCTGAATATCACTGCGAGGGCTGCGATCAGCCCATCGTAGAGCACCACAAGACGGCGATGCTGGAGGCAGGTGAATGGCGTGCGACGGCAACCGCAGCCGATCCCAGTACCGTCGGCTACCACCTTTCGGCGCTCTATTCGCCGATCGGCTGGCTGAGCTGGGAGCGGATTGTGCGGGCCTGGGACGCGGCGCAAGGGTCGGACGAGGCGATCAAGGCTTTCCGCAACACGATCCTCGGCGAGACATGGGTCGAGACCGGCGAAGCGCCGGACTGGCAGCGGCTTTATGACCGGCGGGAACGTTGGAAACTGGGCATCGTCCCTGCGGGCGGGCTGTTCCTGACAGCGGGGGCCGACGTCCAGAAAGACCGGATCGAGGTCGATGTCTGGGCCTGGGGCCGTGGCCTCGAAAGCTGGCTCGTGGATCACATCGTGATCGAAGGCGGTCCCGACCGGCATGAGGCTTGGGGCGACCTGACGGCGCTACTGGACCGGACCTGGCCGCATGAACATGGCGCGCATCTGAAGATTGCGCGGCTTGCCATCGATACCGGCTACGAGGCTCCGGCGGTCTATGGCTGGTCGCGGGCGCAAGGGTTTGCACAGGTCGCACCAGTCAAGGGCGTCGAAGGCTTCAATCGCGCCAGCCCGGTGTCGGGGCCAACTTATGTGGACGCGACCGAGGGCGGCAAGCGTCTGCGCCGAGGTGCACGCCTCTGGACCGTGGCGGTGTCGACCTTCAAGGCCGAGACCTACCGCTTTCTGCGGCTCGAACGGCCAACCGAGGAGGAACGCGCAGTCGGCGCTGCTTTCTCTCCCGGCACGGTCCACTTGCCGCATTGGGTTGAGAATGAATGGCTGAAGCAGTTCGTGGCTGAACAGCTAGTCACCGTGCGTACCAAGCGCGGCTTCGCCCGGCTGGAATGGCAGAAGCTTCGGGAACGCAACGAGGCGCTGGACTGTAGGGTCTATGCCCGCGCTGCCGCTTGGATCGTGGGCGCGGACCGCTGGACCGACGAGAAATGGCGCGATCTCGAGGATCAACTCGGGGTCGTCGACGCCTCTGCGGATCCCGCGGGGCAGATCAACAGGCAAACGCAGACGTCGCAGGTCAAACGCCGATCCGACTGGCTCGGACGGCGCGGAGGGTGGTTTTGAACATGACGGATTGGACGGAAACCGAACTTTCTGCGCTGCGCCGCGCCTATGCCAGCGGCACGACGCGGGTCAGCTATGACGGCAAATCCGTCGCCTATGGCTCGGCCGAGGATCTGCTGGCGCGTATTCGTACCATCGAGCGCGCCATCACGGGCGTTAGCCGACCGCTGCCGGTTGCCGGTCTCGCAGGCTTTTCGCGCGGGGATCGCTGATGTCTGCCAACTGGTTTGACCATGCGATTGCCTCGGTGGCCCCGCGCACGGCGGCACGGCGCGTACTCGCCAGGCAGGCGTTCGAGACGCTGACGCGGGGCTATGATGGTGCGGCCAAAGGGCGGCGGACCGAAGGCTGGCGCGCGCCGGGCACATCGGCCGACACCGAGGTTGGCGTGGCGGGGGCGCTCTTGCGTGACCGGATGCGCGATCTGGTCCGTAACAATCCCCATGCGGCGAAGGCCGTGGCAGTGCTGGTGAACAACATCGTCGGCGCGGGCATCATGCCGCGCGCCGCTAGCGGCAATGATAGGCTGGATCGAAAGGTCGATGCTCTCTTCGCACGGTGGTCGGACGCTGCCGATGCCGACGGCCAGCTCGACTTCTACGGGCTGCAAACCCTCATCTGCCGCGAGATGGTCGAGGCGGGCGAGGTTCTGGTGCGCCGCCGCCTGCGCCGCGCGGCGGATGGCTTGCCCGTACCGCTGCAATTGCAAGTGCTGGAGGCCGACTTCCTCGACGCGACGAAATCCGGCGCGCTCGGCGTAGGACGTCTGGTCCAGGGGATCGAGTTCGACCCGGTCGGCAAGCGCCGCGCCTATTGGCTCCATGCCGAGCATCCGGGCGACGCCTATGGGGCACTGCAGAACGGATTGCAGAGCCGCCCGGTCCCGGCGACCGAGATCGCCCATGTCTACGAGAAGCAGCGCACGCAGGCGCGCGGCGTGCCGTGGGGCGCGCCGGTGATCCGCAGCTTGCGCGACCTCGACGACTACGAGGTTGCCGAACTCGTCCGCAAGAAGACCGAGGCCTGCGTCACAGCCATCGTCTTCGGTGATGACGAGGCGCAGCAGGGCATTGCACCCTCCGTGGTCGATGCCGACGGCAATCGGGTCGAGCAGTTCGAGCCGGGGCTGATTGCCTATGCGCGCGGAGGCAAGGACATCCGCTTCAACCAGCCGACGGCCACCGGCGGCTACGGCGAATACAAGCGCGCCAGTCTGCATACGATCTCGGCCGGGTTCCGGGTGCCCTACGAGTTGCTGACCGGGGACCTGTCGCAGGTCAACTATTCCTCGATCCGCGCAGGGCTCGTCGAGTTCCGTCGCCAGATCGACGCCGTGCAATGGCAGCTCTTCATCCCAATGTTCTGCGCGCCGGTCTGGCGCTGGTTCACCGAGGCCGCGTGGGCAGCGGGCCAGATCCCAATGCGGGACGTGCCGGTCGAATGGTCTCCGCCCAAGTTCGAGGCCGTCGATCCGCAGAAGGATGCGATGGCGAACCTGTTGTCGATCCGCTCCGGCACCATGACGCTGGCCGAGGTGATCGCGCGGCAGGGCCGCAATCCCGACGCGGTTCTGGCCGAGATCGCCGCAACCAATGCCAAGCTCGACGCGCTGGGGCTGGTGCTCGACAGCGATCCGCGCCGCGTCACCAAGACCGGCAGCGCACAGACCAGCGACCCGGCGAAAGATCCGGACGCCGACACCACAGCTGGCGCGGAAACCGATCCGGCGCAGGCCGACCAACAGGACTGACCAACATGGACACGATGATCGAACTACCGGCCCTGCGCCGGTCGGCGGAGCTTGCGCCGAACTCAGCCGATACTGACGCCCGCACCGTCGAAGTGATCTGGTCGGCGGGGGCGCGGGTCCGCCGGTCGACGCTGTTCGGTGAGCCTTATGACGAGGAGCTTAGCCTCGACCCGACCCATGTGCGGCTGGATCGGCTGAATGCGGGCGCCCCGTTCCTGAAAGTGCACGAGGTCGACACGCTGGATGCCGTGATCGGCTCGGTCGTGCCGGGCTCGGCCCGGATCGAAAACGGTCGCGGCGTTGCGCAGGTCCGCATCTCTGAACGCGCCGATGTCGAGCCGATCTGGCGCGACATCCAGGCAGGCCACATTCGCGCGGTCTCCATCGGCTACCAGGTTCACCGCTTCGAAGTCTCCAAACCCGCGGCGGGCCGCGAGCTTTGGCGCGCGGTCGACTGGACGCCCTTCGAGGTGTCCGCCGTGCCCGTTGGCGCGGACCCCGCCGCGGGCTTTCGCACCAAATCTCAACTTCACGACTGCGTCCTCCATCGCCGGGACGTCCCACCCACCAACACAGGAGCCATCCCGATGACGGACAAACTCAACGCCCCGGCCGCAGAGGCCACAGACCAGCCCAGTGACCCAATCGCGACCGAGGACACCACCATGACCGAACCGAAGACGCCTGTGGCCGAGCCGAAGGTCGATGCAGCCCAGACCCGCGCGCAGCCGAAGCCGCAAAAGGCCGACGCCCCCGTTGCACCCGACACCGAAGCTGTCGCAACCCGCGCCCGCGAAACCGAGCGCGACCGCGTCTCCACCATCTACGATCTGTCAGGCCGTCTGAATCTCGAGCGCAGCTTCGCCGAGGATCTGGTGAAACGCGGTACCGACGTGGATGAGGCCCGCCGTCTGATCCTCGATCAGGTTGCCGCCAAGTCCGAAGAAACCCGCACCTTCAGTCAGGTGTCGATCCCGCTGGGTGGCCGTGACGAGCAGATCACCCGCCGGGATGCCGTGGCGAATGCACTGCTCCACCGCTACAGCCCGACGCTCTTTCAACTGGAAGACGCCGCTCGCCAGTATCGCGGCATGACGCTCATGGAGCTGGCCCGGGAAAGCCTCGGCAATGCCGGGGTGAACACGCGCGGCCTGTCGCGTGATGAGGTGGCGACCCGGGCCCTGCATTCGACGTCTGACTTCCCTGAAATCCTCTCCGCCGTCACCAACAAGACCCTCCGGCAGGCCTACGACGCATATCCGCGAACCTTCATGCTGTTCTGTCGCCAGGTGCTCGCCACCGACTTCAAGGCGATGCACCGGGTCCAGCTCGGTGAAGCGCCGCAGCTGCTGGAGGTGGGCGAAAGCGGCGAGTTCAAGCGCGGCACGCTCGGGGAGAGCAAGGAGAGCTACAAGGTCAAGACCTATGGCCGGGTGGTCGGGATCACCCGCCAGACGCTGATCAACGACGATCTCGACGCCTTCACCCGCATCCCGGCAATGTACGGCAATTCCATCGCGCAGCTGGAGTCGGACGTGGTCTGGGGCATTATCACAGCCAACCCGGCGATGGCCGACGGCAACGCTCTGTTTCACACCTCGCACAAGAACCTCGCAGGTACCGGCGCGGCGCTGGCGGTGGAGGCGGTTGGCGCGGCCCGGGCGGCAATGGCCAAGCAGACGGGTCTCGACAAGAAAACGGTGCTGAACGTTCGCCCCTCCTTTCTGATCGTGCCTGCCTCGCTGGAACTGAAAGCCGAGCAGATGGTGGCCCAGAACCTCGTGCCCGCCGCAACCTCCAACGTCGTGCCGCAATCGATCCGCACGCTGGCGCCGATCAGTGAACCCCGGCTCGATGCCGTGAGCGAAACCGCCTGGTATCTGGCGGCCTCGCCGAACCAGATCGACACCATCGAATACGCCTATCTGGAAGGCCAGCAGGGTGCCTACATCGAAACCCGCAACGGCTTCGACGTCGACGGCGTCGAGATCAAGTGCCGCCTCGACTTCGGGGCCAAGGCCATCGACTGGCGCGGCCTCTACAAGAACCCGGGCGCATAAACCGGGCCACCTCTGAAATCTCACCTCTGACGGGCGGTCCAATCGGGCCGCCCGTTCCCTTTTGCAAAGGATCCCGCAATGAAAAACTACGTCCAGCCCGGCAACACCATCACCCTGACCGCGCCCTATGCCGTGACCTCCGGTGACGGCCTGCTTGTCGGATCCATCTTCGGCGTGGCCGCCGGAGATGCTGCCAATGCCGAAACGGTCGAAGCCGCGCTCGTCGGCATCTTCGATCTGAAAAAGGTCGCATCCCAGGCCTGGTCCGCCGGTGACAAGGTCTATTGGGACAACACCAACAAGGAAGCCACCAAGACCGCCACAGCGAATACACTGATCGGCGTGGCAACCGAAGCTGTTGCTGGCGGCGCGGGCGACCTGATCGGCCGGGTGCGTCTGAATGGCAGCTTCTGATGACAGCGTTCGCCGCCATTCTGGATGCGCTGTTTGCCGATCCGAATATCGGACGCGAGGCGGTTTACACCTCCGACGGCGGCGCGCCCGTGCTGGTGCGCATCGTCTCCCGGCAGGCCGACGCGATCACCGACTTCGGCGACGCGCGGCTTTGGTCGGAAACGACCCGCATCGACTTGCGCGTGGCGGAGGTATTCAACCCACGGCCGGGCGATCGTTTGGAAATGGACGGCGAGGCCTTCCTCATTCAGGGTGAGCCGGTGCGGGATCGCGAGCGGCTGTTCTGGACCGTGGATCTGCGCCCGGCATGAAGCTCAAGCTCGACATCGATCCGGACATCGTGGCCATGATGGCCGCCGAGGTCGCGGCGGGCGAACGCGCGGTGACCGCCGCCATGCGCGAGGCCGGGACTGGGCTCAAGACTGCCTGGCGCATGCAGATCACGGGCGCGGGACTAGGACGGCGGCTTGCCAACTCGATCCGCAACCAGAACTTCCCGCGGTCGGGCGAAAGCCTGGATGCGGCCGCGCTGGTCTGGTCCAAGGCACCGGTGATTGTCGGCGCGCATGACACCGGCCCGTTGATCCGCTCGAAGGACGGCTTCTGGCTGGCGATCCCGCTGCCCGCCGCAGGCAAATCCACACGCGGAGGCCGGATCACACCCGCTGAATGGGAACGACGACGCGGTCTGCGCCTTCGGTTCGTCTATCGCCGTACGGGGCCGAGCTTACTTGTCGCCGAGGGTCGGCTGAACACCAAGGGGCAGGCCGTGGTGTCACGTTCCAAGACGGGGCGCGGCAAGGTCACCGCGCCGATCTTCCTGCTGGTGCCGCAGGTCAAGCTGCCGAAGCGGCTCGATCTGGCGCGGGACGCGGAACGGGCGTTGGACGGCGTGCCGGGGCTGATCGTGGCGAACTGGGTGGAGGGGCGATTGAGTTGAGCATTCGTTTGAGCGCAAGTTGAACTGATCAAAAAAACTAGCTCGTCGTCTGGCCTCCAGGCTTCACTCTTTTGAATTTGAGAACGACCCCGGCTTCAGCAGATGCAGTCACGATACCAATTGTGCCTTCACCTGACACGGCCAAACTAACCTCGAATTCATCCAGAGTATATCCGCGTCCCTCGTCAGACTCCAATTTGGCAAGCATGGCATCAATAGATTTTTGCGTCTTTTCAAAGCTTTCAATGAGCCTATCTGCCGGTAATTCTTTGGCCACCGGTTGGAACCATCGCCTGATCGCTGCTAGGCTATGTAAGTCAGTTCCCTTTCCAGGAATGGTCGCAACTTCGTCTGGTCCACTCGGTGCCTGCGCCGATTCAATTACGTAAAATGTTAGATCACTCATCGTTTTCCCTCACTCAAAAAGATCGATGTCTAGAAGTTCCGCAGCCTGCCAGATTGCTTGTGACATTCCTGACTGAGATGAGCGGCCTGCTTTTATACCAGTGTAAAGCCCCACAGCTTCCCCAGTGGAGGTCAGCCTAACCAGCGCGCCGCTATCGCCCGGCACGCCGGTGACATCAAAATGAACTCTTTGCGCGTCGTAGGGATCCGGATCGTACGGGAACACCCAAGTCTTCGTAATTCTGCCTGACTTTTGAGGAGTACCTGCACCGACGAAATCAACATCCAAACCGATTGCGGGATCAATGTCCATTGCCAAAGGAATTGGTGAGTTAGCGCCGCTGGGCGGCTCTACTAGCGCAGCGTCGACGGAGCCATCGCAGAAGTCGGTCAGTTTGCCGAGACCACCTCCTGACATAGCCACGGTTTGTCCACGTCCTAGGCCAGCGACGGCATGTTTGGCGGTTAGAAAATACCGCACAAAACCACCATTTCCTCGCCTAGCTGCCCAACATGCCGCGGTCGCTCCTGCAGGATGTGGTGCGTGTGGAATATCGGCAGCCGCTAATCGGACCGCAGGGATGTTCCTGGATACTTCATCAATCTGACCAATGTCACGACTTGACGCCAGTCCATCTGCTCCACCTCTGTGATCATAAACAATAGCGCCAAAAAAGTATCCTGTCCCCCGCGCGGCTCTTTGAACCGCTTCGTCTGACGCAAATGCGGCGTCGATTTCGATGTAGCCGACAGCCTGCTGCAAAAGGTCATGCGGATATGCCAACGACGTAAAAGAATCTGAAAGCCAACTTCGCGCTTCGCGGAGCTGGGAAGTGAGGTGCTTTTGCCAGAAATAACCCCGACTAAATGGCCCATCACCTCCGTCTCGTGTGCTGAGAAGTTCAGCCTTACGACGTTCTGCTTCGGTTTTTGGCTCCCAAGGTGGGCGCTCAGGCGGGAGAACTCGTAACATAACTTCCAAAGAGAGGGACATATTGTGACGGCTTCCAGAAAATCGAATTTACAAGTCAGTACCAAGGATAATGCTCCCGATGTATGTCTCGCGCAAGCAGTCTCGGGTCATCGGGCCTTTCAGAAAATATAAATGCCCACAATCCGCGAAACCATCCTAACCACGCTACACGCGCGGCTCTCGGCTTTGCCCGCCAACGCCCTGCGCGGTGATGTGCTGCCCGAACGCATCCCGGCTGATGGCCTGCTGATCCTGCGAGACGGCGAACCGGGCGAGCCCGAGGTCACGCTGTCACCGCTGCGCTACCACTACCAGCACCGGGCCGAGATCGAAGCGGTCGTGCAAGGCGCAGACCGTGACGACGCCTTCGACACATTGAGCGCCAGCATCGGTGCGGCGATTACCGCCGACCGCACGCTCGGCGGGCTCTGCGACTGGGTCGAAGCCGAAGCACCACGGTCAGTCGACCTGCCGGTCGAGGGCGCAGCCAGTCTGAAGGCCGCCGTCATTCCGGTGGTGCTGCATTATTCGACGGCCGACCCGCTGGCCTGATCCCGACAACCCGAGGAGAACACAATGGCACGAGCCCAAGGGGCGCGGGCGCAGATGGCGCTTGCGTTCGAGACGACCTATGGAACGCCGCCCGTGGGCGGCTTCACTAAGATGCCCTTCGCCAGCACCTCGCTCGGGGCGGAGCAGCCGCTGCTCAATTCCGAACTGCTGGGCTACGGGCGTGATCCGCTGGCGCCGATCAAGGATGCGGTGACAGCGGATGGCGATGTTGTCGTGCCGCTGGACGCCGAGGCCTTCGGGTTCTGGCTGAAGGCAGCCTTTGGTGACCCAACCACGACCGGCACCGGCCCCTGGACGCACGAGTTCCAGTCGGGGTCCTGGACGCTGCCCAGCATGTCCATCGAGACCGGCATGCCGGAGGTGCCGCGCTATGCGATGTATTCCGGCTGCGTGCTCGACCAGATCAATTGGCAGATGCAGCGATCTGGCCTGCTGACCGCGACGGCGCGGTTGGCGGCGCAGGGCGAGACGGTTGGGACGGCGACCAGCGCAGGCACACCCGCCGCTCTCGAATTGCAGCGCTTCGGCCATTTCAACGGGGCGATCACGCGCAATGGGACGGCGCTCGGCAACGTGGTCTCGGCCGAGATCACCTATGCCAACAACCTCGACCGGATCGAGACCATCCGCTCGGACGGCCGCATCGACGGCGCAGACCCGTCTATTGCCGCGCTGACCGGCTCCATCGAGGTCCGTTTCGCCGACCAGACGCTGGTGACACAGGCAATCAATGGCGATCCCTGCGAGCTCGAGTTTGCCTATGAGCTGCCCTCTGGCGAGAGCTTCACCTTCACCGTGCACGCCGTCTACTTGCCTCGCCCGCGCATCGAGATTTCCGGACCGCAGGGCGTGCAAGCGACGTTCGACTGGCAGGCGGCGCGCGACAGCACGGTCGGGCGGATGTGCACCGCCACCCTGATCAACGACATTGAGGTATATTGATGCTGACGCTCGACCTGACGAACGCGCCCCGCTGGCATGACCTCGCCCCTGGCGTCCGGGTGCAACTCCGCCCGCTGACCACTGCACTGATGGTCGCGACGCGCAGCGATCCGGTTGTCGAAAGCCTGCCAGAGGAGGCTAGCGACGAGAAGCGCGCCGTTGCCTTCGCCAAGGCGCTGGCACGGCGGGCCGTGCTGGCCTGGGACGGGATCGGCGATGCCAGCGGCAATCCCATCGACCCGGGGCCGGAGGCCATCGACGCACTGCTCGATGTCTGGCCGATCTTCGAGGCCTTTCAGCTGACCTACGTCTCCAAAGGCTTGCTGCTGGAACAGGAAAAAAACGTCTCTGCGTCCTTGCCGAGTGGTCCTTCGGCGGGGGCGAGCGCTACTGCGAAGCCTGCCAAGCGACGTGCCAAGACTGCCCGGCGCGGCTGAACCAACCCAACACATTTGAGGGCTGGCAGGTCTGGGACCTCGTTGGCCGTCTTGGCGGCCAGCTCCGCGTGCTGCCTGGCGCGGTGATCGGCTGGGACATGTCGGCCGCGCTCGCCCTCGGTGACGCGCTTGGCATCCCGCCTCTGGCGATGGCCGAACTTCTGCCCGTCGTCGAGGCGGTGATGGTCACCAAACTCAACGAACAGATGGATAATTCCAATGGCTGAAAAGCGCGTTTCTGTCCGCCTCGCGGCAGTTGGCGGCCGACAGGTACGTGCCGAACTGGAAGGTGTCGGTGAGGCCGGAGCGCGCGGCTTCGGCCGCCTTAGCCGGGAGATG